CTTTTGATAGTCATATTAAATTCTTAGAATTGTATCTACCAAAATTGAATTCTGGTGGTATCTTAGTAATTGAAGATATTGATGACATCAATTGGACCGAAGAATACAAAAAATATGCTGGCGATTATAAACATTATATTGTTGACACCGACCGCAATTTAGAGTATAATAACCTTTTATTTGTAATAGAAAAATTATGAACGATATTACTATTGTAACAGCCTTCTTTGACATTGGTCGTGGAGAATGGAGTCCAGACAAAGGATTGCCACATTACTTACAAAGAACAAACGACACCTACTTAGAAAGATTTGGCCACATGGCTAAACTTGAAAATGATATGGTTGTCTACACATCTAAAGAATTTGTGGATGATATTAAGTCATTAAGACAAAATAGACCAACACAAATTTTCACGCTTGATTTTCCAAATAGTTTTGAAAAGCTTAGGAAAGAAGTTCAAAAGGTCCAAAAGGATCCTCAGTATCAAGCCAAAATCAATCCCATGCAAGTAAAAAATCCAGAATACTGGAATGCTGACTATGTTGTTGTTAATGCTCTAAAATCTTCCTTTGTCAAAAAAGCAATTCAATCCAATACAATCGATACAGATTTGGTTGCTTGGTTAGACTTTGGTTATTGTCGTGATGAATCCACACTCAATGGCGTAAATTTCTGGCAGTATCCTTTTAATAAAGAAAAGATTCATTTATTTAATATTAAAGATTGGGTTGAAGGTACATTCATTGAAGAAGTAATTGTAAACAATGATGTTCATATTACTGGTCCATGTATTGTCGCAGACAAAAAGATGTGGCCTGTTCTAGAAGCCTTAGTTTATCATTCCATTGAAGAATTACTTAAAAGTAAATTAATTGATGATGACCAAACATTATTGCTGATGTCTTATCTACAAAAACCGGAGTTATTTGAATTACATCGAGTTAATGACCAAGATTGGTTTGTTGCATTTAGGAGTTTTAATGAAAATCAAGATTGATTGTACTGCAAACTTAGGTGACTTTTGTAATGCCTTACCAGTAATCTCAGGTATTTCAAAATCTGTTGGACATAAAATTCATCTAATCATTAGACCAGAAATGCGTAAATTTAATGGCATCAAAGAGTTTTTACAACATCAGAAGATGATTAAAGATGTGGACTTCTCAGATGACCTGCTTGTGTTTGGTGATATAATGACTTTGAGTTCTTGGACTCGTATGCAACAAGAAGATGCGGATAGACCGGTTGAAACTTGTCGTTATGAAAATTGGGTTCGTGATAATTATCAATTAGACTTTAGAGTTGATGATGACTTTGAAGTTCAAGTCGAACCGACACCCGTAGAAGATGTAACAGATAAAACAATTATTGGTGACAGATGGTCAGCTCAACAAGACCCAGCAGTTGATACAAGAAGAAATACTAATGTGGTTGAACATGGTGTAAATCCTGACCCAACAAAAGTATTCTATCTTGATTATACAAAACCAATCATGTATAATCTTAATCTTATTAAAAACAATCCTAATCCTTTTGTTACTACATTCACAGGCATTGGTATCATTGCTGACTTAATGAACAAAGAAACTATTGTTTGTTGGGATGAAGATATGAGAACATGGGATGGTCATCCAGTAGGATTTGATTTTAAAAGACATTATTATGCAGACAGATATTCTAAATTAGTTTATGTTAAAGATTTAGTTCTATGATACTCAATGTCAAAAAAGGTGTCTTTGGTGATTGCATTCGTAATGGTGATTTGGTTGCTGTTGCGAATGTAGTTGAATATCTCAGACAAGAAACTCCAGATTTAAAATTCTACATTTATCCTGATGCAATGGCTCAGGCAGAATATAATAGACAATTTTATTCTTGGATGTTACAAAATACTAATTACTTCTCCATTTCACCAGGTGAAATTGACTTAAATTGGTCAAGAATTAATCTTTGGGACTTTAGAGATATATCTGGAGATTTGGTTAAGATTCATAACCCATTAATACAAGAAAAGAAGATTGTTATTTGTCCTCTTTTCGATGCACCATATAATACTTACCGAAACTGGCCAAGACCTATTTTTGAAGATTTATTGGATTATTATGATAAGTCGTTATTTGATGGTTACCAAAAAGTGATTCTTTCACCTAAACCAGAATACTTTAGAGAAGGATGGACACAAAGTATTGATTTTCTAAACAATTTACACCACATTATGACTGCCGAAGTCTTTGTTGGTGGTGATACTGGAACCAGTCATTTCGCTTGGGCACTTGACAAATCACCTAAAACTATGATATACTTGAACTCCAGTAGAGGTTTGTTACATACTTTGCCGTTTTATTTATTGTACGGCAAAGGTACCACTAAAACCTATTGGTTGGATTTCGAAGGATCCAATTTTCAGTAGACTATGTATCGAACCCAATCTTTCTAGGTAATGGACCAGAAAGAATGGATGTTGTATAAATAACCAAACCAAGGCAACCATAGTGTGTTGCAAGTCAGAAGGAAAACAATGAAATCGTTTATTAGCTTTTTAAAAGAAGAAACTGAGTCTAGCTCAGAACTTAAGCATATTCATCATGCTGAAGATAGACCATTAATGCATGGTCACTCAGGTTTTGAACACGCACATGCCGCATTGTTGAAAGCCCACGAACATATGGTTGGTGGTCATAAGAACACCAATCTTACAATGAAATATGATGGTTCTCCATCAATCGTGTTTGGCCATCATCCTAAGAATGGTAAGTTCTTTGTAGCAACTAAATCTGCCTTCAATAAGAATCCAAAGATTAACCACACGGAAGCAGACATCGATAAAAATCATGGCCATGCTCCTGGTTTAGCACACACACTCAAACACGCTTTAAAACACCTTCCAAAAGTAACACCAAAACATGGTGTATTCCAAGGTGACCTGATGCACCATGCTGACACAAAGACTTTACATGAAAGTTACATTGTAGAAGCGAAGGGTGATGTTTCCTTTACTCCAAATACAATTACCTATACTGCAAAAGGTAAAGAAGCAGAAAAGATTAAGAAGTCTAAAGTTGGTGTTGTGGTTCATCACCAATATAGTGATGATATGAAACACGCTTCACCTCATGTAGATACAAGTAAGTTCAAAGAACATCCAGATGTCCATATTCATGGTGCAGAACACGACACCAGCAAAGTAAAACATTCTCCTGAGAATGAGAAGTCTTTCCAGAAACATATGTCAGCCGCTAAAGAAATACATGATACACATGGTCATAAAATGTATGATTCTGTTCATCCAAAACATAGTGGAGAAGCGGGCCACCTGTCAACATACATAAACAAAACAGTAAGACATGATGAAGTGCCAAGTGTTAAAGGTTTCAAAGAACACCTACATGATGTACATGCCAAGTTAGCATCTAAAGTTTCAACTGAAAAATCCAAGTCTGAGAAAACTGGCGAAGGCAAGAAACAGATTGCTCATGTTGAAAAAAATAAAGAACATTATGGTAATTTATTCTCGATGCATCATCATTTACACCAAGCTAAAAATGCTTTGGTTAAATCATTAGAAACACATGAAGGTCACTACCAACATCACATTGCTGGTAAGAAGTCTAAACCTGAGGGTTTTGTAGTCCATCATGATAATCAACCAACAAAATTGGTTAACCGTGCTGAATTTGCTAAACAAAATTTATTAAAGGTTAGAAAATGAAATCGTTTCGTGCTTATATTGTTGAAGGTCGTGGTACATTAACTGCATCTGGTGAAACCGGTGAGGACCATAAAAAGCGATATATTGATCCACATGTTGGATCAGATAAACCGACTCACGTTTTGGCCAAAGAACATGATGACCTTCCAAAAGGTTCTGCTATTAAGATTCATAAAACTGAACATATTAATGGTAAAATCCATGTTCATGCTGAAGATGAAACAGGTAATCATCATGTTATTCCTATTTCCAAATTACATAAACCCGGTGATGAACCTAAGAATAAAGGACATGAATATGAGTCCAAGTTCGTTGATAGGTTGAAGAAACATGGAATTATGCCTCACCACCTTTCTGGTGCCGGTTCAACAGGTGGTACAGACTTTTCTGTTGAGAATAAGAAAAAAGGTAAGTTTCATGCTGGTACTGTTTCTGGCCATCTACTTAACGGTGAAACAAAGAATGGTACAACGGCTGCAATGGGCCAGTTAACTATTCATCACAATAAAGAAAAAGGTTGGCACATCAAAGATTCACAAAGAGCGAAACGTCCAGAATATGCTAAACATATTGAGAAGTCTGGAATTCTTAAACATATGAATAAACATCATCCTGATCCAGAAAAAGAACCAGCTACAGAATCGGGTCGTGCTAAAACCATCGAAATTAAACATCCAAATTTACATCCAGCTGAAGGTTATTTGAAAGACCATCATGTTCATGTTTTACAGGTTGGTGGCCATGGTACATACAAGGTTGGAGAAAAAGATGAAACTGGTCACGGATTGCCTTCAATTTCTGGCAAAGGAAAGTGGAGAATCCGTGAAAAACAAAAAGGTAATAAAAACGCAAGAACAGTAGCTTTTCATCCGGATGGTGTCAAAGGTTTAAATAAAAGTCACGTTGATTTGGATAAAGATGAACATTTAGATGCATTTAAGAAAACATTGGGCCACAAATAAAATATGAAAAGTTTTTTAGATATACTTGAAGAAGAAAAAAGTGGTGATAAACACCATGTGTTGGCATTTGGCCGCATGAATCCTCCGACTACCGGTCACCTAAAGGTAATCGATAAGGTTAAAGAAGTTGCAAAAAAGAATAATGCGGAACATTCTGTTGTAACTTCTCATTCACAAGATTCAAAAAAGAATCCGTTAAGTGCCACACAGAAACTCAAACATCTACATCGTTATTCTCCAGACACACATTTTGTAGCATCTTCAAAAGAACATCCAACATTTTTACACCATGCAGCAGAATTACATAAAAAAGGTGTAACTCATCTTCACATGGTTGCTGGTTCTGACCGTGTCGCTGAATATAAAAAGAAATTGAATCAATATAACGGTACACATGAAGGTGCATTGTACAATTTCAAAAAGATTACTGTTCACTCCGCTGGTCATAGAGATCCTGATTCAGAGGGTTCTGAAGGTATGTCCGGTACCAAGATGAGGGAACACGCAAAGAATAAAGATATTCATTCTTTCAAAAAAGGTGTTCCATCTCATGTTTCACACGAACATGTAAAAGAATTGATGCATGATACTCGCAAGGGTATGGGTTTACATGAAGATACTAACCGTGGTATGTTC